ATTGTAGCCACAATTTAATCCTACGTAAATGTTATAGTAACACCAGGTGTTGCAGTTAAATCTAAATAAACTCCTTCATCAAATAAAATTCCTGAACCAGGGACATAAAAATTTATTCCTTCAGTTCCAAATTTAAATGTAGCTATTATAGTTCCAGCAGCTCCACCAGATCTAAAAATTACACTAGAACTTGCTGCACCCTCTGCTTGAATGCCTGTTATTCTAGCTCTTTGTGTTGTAGGAACCATTTGTCCATCTGCTGTAGCGTGGGCTACGAGTTGATCACTTGAGTATGACGCCATTTGTTTCTCCTTAAATTTTGTGTGGGCCGGAGCCCACACTTAATTATTAATTAATTACGCTGACTCTTGGCCATCATCAATAATGTGATACCAAATATAACCTTCAGCAGAACCTGTACCACCGGCACCTGTTCCTGTAATTTGTATTTTAGCTTGTTCAGTAGCACTAAAGATTGTACCAATTGATACGCCTTGTTTATTGTTAGCTGCACCACTTGCACCTGGGAATGAAAACCCTGGGAAGTATGTTCCGATTGCAGCGTTAGTAGTTGCTCCGCCATCTACTAAAGCATCAGCATCTAAAACTCCTGCAACTACACCTACTAAACCTAAATCAAAAGTATTAGCTGCACCTGCATTTGTGCAAGTTACTTGTACTTTAGATATTAAAGCGTTTTTTGGGATTAAAACATCAGTTAAGTTAGTTGAAGATTTTGTAGCACTTCTAACGCCCGCTGTTTGAAAATCAGCGATGTGAAATTGTGCACATACTTCTACTGAACCAGCAACTGAAGTTCTGTTACCGTCTCCGTTTTGTCTTACATTTCCTGTAAATGTTGTGTTTGCCATTTTATATTCCTCCTAGAATACGTAAATATAATTACCTAGGGTATATCGACTATACGCGTTTATATTTACTATTTGTATTAATGTATAGTAACTAGTTTATATATTAATTTTGAGTAGAGCGCAAGAGAGCCTGTAATGTGAAATGATTTTTCAACGATGTAGCTTTTGTATTAAGTAGCTACAGAAACTTGTGGAGCAGCGCCTTCAACGCTATT